TTTACAAACATATGAGGGAAAAATATATCTAAGACGCTTGAGTTGCGAATCGCAAGAGCAGTATCATAAATTATTTAACATCAAGACATTGCAAGAAATTCATAAAGTTGTTTATGATAAACCATATGACACTGTGGTAAGCGACTGGATAGAGACGTATTATAAAAAGGATACCAACCCACAAAAAACGTCGCGATTTTGGTGCAGCGCACTGATTGGATACATATACACCAAGATCACGCTATTTGACGATGGTTTAGACTGGAGCATATTAACTCCGAGTTACTTTTCGAGCGAAAATAAAACATTTAAAATGTTGCACAATGTGAAACTTGAAAAAGAATATCAGATTTGGGGTTGATTTTCAGTTATTTATTTATTTATTTATTATTTATTTATATAAAATTGATTTTTTATATAAACAATTATTAACCAACAAATCAACAACAACAAATCCAACAAATCAAATATCAAATGTCAAAACAACATCAAGATTGGGAACCCGTCGTTTTTAATAAAAAACCAGCAGCAAAAACTGCATCGGCAACAAGTGCAACAGTTACAACAACTTCATCATCATTGGCATCTGTTGGCGTTTATGCAGCTTCGTCAGATGATGATGTGAAAAAAACAAAATATATATCAAAAAATACTTCTTTAGCCATTAGTGTTGCAAGATGCGAAAAAAAAATGACGCAGAAGGAATTGGCACAAAAATGCAACTTTGAAGTTTCAATTGTTTCTGATATTGAAAGAGGAACCTGCGTGTACAACGCAACACATGTGAATAAAATACAAAGTGTTTTGGGAGTAAAAATTCCACGAGTCTAGAATTAAGAGTGATAGATGGTGATTGATTATTATGAAAATAATATATATAATCTTATAAAAATAATAATAAAAAATATTACATATATTACATCATATAAATATAAATAATGTTATTTTAATTTCATTTATTGTTAATTTGTTAATTGAAATCGATTAATTTCCTGTGCTACCAAATCCTCCCGCTCCTCTTTCTGTTTCCACCAATTCTTCAACTTCTTGCAATTCATTTGTGAATATTCTCTCAAAAATTAATTGTGCAATTCTATCACCAGTGTTTATAGTAAAATCGTTTTCCCCGTGATTAAACAGAATAACTTTTATTTCACCCGTATAGTCGCTGTCAACAACTCCGGCGCCAACCTGTATTCCATATTTGAACGTCAACCCGCTTCTCGGAGCAATTCTTGCATAACAGTCTTTGGGAACCATGATGGAAATGCCAGTGGGGACGGCGCACCATTTTCGAGGTGGAACGGTTGCATCCACGGATGAACTAATGTCCAGCCCAGCGCTGCCTTCTGTTGCTCTTTTAGGTATAACTGCATGCGAAACTAGTTTTTTTACTTGAAACATTTTTTAAAGCGAATGAATAATTATATAAAAAGGTATATAAATTTATATTTATACTTTTATATACCATATATTTTATATATATAATATTTATACATCATATAATCCGATATGTCAATTGACTTTCACGGCGGCTCTCGCAAGAAATGGCGCTCTCGCAAGAAACGGCGTTCTCATGCGAAACGGCGGTCTCACAAGAAAAAACGGCATTGCAAAAGAGGAGGCGGAGAAATACCAAAAAATATTGTTGGTTCAGATATACCGCCACAGCCACCACAGCAGCTACTACCGCCACAGCCACCACAGCAGCTACCGCCAGTTCAAAACCCATAAAATGCTTAAAAAAATATATATTAATATAATATAATATTATAATATAATATTAGAATGGCGTTGGTTGTTGCGAGTTTATTACAAAGGGACGCGGTTTTACGTTCTGTTGGTGCCACAAATGCAAAAATATACGAAATTTTATCGGAATACATGTGCGGAGAGACTTACATTAAATCAAAAATAGAAAAGTTGGACATTATTTATAAATTAGAAGTAATTGAAAGTTACATTTCGGAAATACCAGAAACGGTTCATGAAAAAGCAAGCATACATAAAGCATTGACGGGTATTCATGATATGTGTACAAAATTGCATAATGAATTGGATGCGATTTTGAAAAAGATAAAAACACACAATGAAAAATATTTTTATTATTTGAGGACATTTGACATTTCATCGGATTTATTGAACCTTGAAACGCACGTTTATAATTTAAACCACAGGTTCAAAATGTTTTTAGGGTTGATGAATGCTGCAAATGCATTTTAGTTCCACCCGGATTGCCCGTATTGAATTATTATAATTTACTGGCCGATTTCCTTGCCGATTTCCTTGCCGATTTCCTTGCCGATTTCCTTGACGATTTCCTTGCCGATTTCCTTGACGATTTCCTTGCCGATTTCCTTGACGATTTCCTTGACGATTTCCTTGACGATTTCCTTGCCGATTTCCTGGATGAGCCGGCTCCACCATCACTATCGCTCATAGGTGCAGCTGCAGCACCGCCGGGAACATGAGGATAAAATTGTTGAGCACTAGAATCAATTACGCCTACTCTATCTTCATGTAATCGGGGGTTGGGTTTGCGGTGCGTAAAAAACATTGTATCAGGGTTATCCTTGTGATACTGTAAGTGCGCTTCTTGATTTTCTTTAGCTACACTTTTGTTACATAAACTGCAAAAATTTTCTGGACTACACTTACGGCATGTACCTTTTCTTATTGATTCTTGTACTCCTTTTCCGTGATTGCAAAAATTTTCTGGATGACATGTTCTGCATTGTAGACGTTCTACTGTGTCTTTTCCGTGGTAACCCAATATGCCCTTACAATCAGTACTTCTTTTCATTGGTGAAAAAACGATTGGTGTTTGGTGTTTTTCATATTCATATGGTTTTACTCCAAGCAAGTCAGATTGACCCATAACATGTTGATATCCATCACCAAATACGTCTTGATATATTCTTTCATCGTCAGAACCAAAAGCATCCATTGTAATATCTATTGTAATATAATTAATTTATAATATACACTTACAAAAAAAATAAAATTAAAAAATAAAACTGAACTCAAACTTATTCTAAATATTCTCGGAATAATTCTTGCAGATTGTTTCATCTAGACCGGCTTTATTTACCTTGAACATTTCATCAGATTTATCAAACTTTGAATTGAAACGCATGTTTATAATTAAAATCATAGATTCAAAATGTTTCAAGGTTTACGAATGAAATAAATGCGGTGCCACTATAAAATAAATAATAAATAAATATTATAATTTATATAAACATATACAGATATACATATACACGCCGCGTATATATTTATATTTATATTTATTGCATTTCATGACAAATCAGCCCAACACAACCACAGAAAACACAATCCAGCACCAAGGTGGTGGCGCCGCCGACATTGCGGAAGCTGTAAGTATGGTTACAGCGTTGTACAACAAGTACAATAATTTGCCAAATGTTCAACAAAAATTGATTCATCACATTATGGATGCGTTGCCTACAATTCTTGAAAATACTGTTCAGCAGTGTAAAGAGAGAGAAGAGAGAAAAAAATCGCTAGAAGAAAAATCAGATGAATTTATTGAAGAATTTCTTGCAAAAACTCGATATTTTTATCATTCTTGTACCGAGTTATTTTTCATTTATTCCGATGATAAAACCTACGAAGTTATAAAAGAGGACAACATTCAACATTCCATTTTAACAACGATTACGGCAAGTCACAAAGACTTGTTGCCATGGAAATATAAAATAAAAATACAAATTATAAAACGAATTCGAGAGAATAATAATATACTAAAATCGATACCTGAATCAGAAACTATTCAAAATGTGATACGGTTGCTTACACCGGCATTATTTCATAATAAAGATACGGTGAAATACTTTCTCACAGTTGTTGGAGACATCCTTCACAAAAAAAATTCACTTCATTATTTTATTAATTCGAAAACATTTATTCCGTTTATAAAAGAATTTAACCAGGAATGTTATAAATATTTTGGAATAAATTTATTGACTCATTTCAAGTTTAAATACTATGAACACGCAAATGAAGATTGCAGACTTGTAAATGTGTGCGAACTATCAAATGCTTACAATGATTATTTCAAATCTCATATTATTGTTCACATTATTGATTTATTCTGCGTCGCATCTCATTATTCAACGCGATATGTATCTGCCGATTTGTTTTTGGATAAGTATTGCAATGACTATTCAGTAATAAATAACGCCCTATATTTGAAAAATAATACCAACCTTGAAATCGTGGCGCGATTCATTAATGCGACCACAGAAAAGTGCCCTGGTTATAATATTACGTGTAAAAATATGTCATACTTGTGGAAGATTTTTATTGAAGAAGAAAATATTCCGAATATATTTTTTAACCATTCTCTCCAACAACTGTTATCAACACACTGCGAAGAATTGAACTTGGAAATTGATGCACTGCACTTGCCAAATGATGTTGAAAAGACGGTTATAAATAATAGAACAAGTAAACATTTACCATTTGTCTGCAGTTTCATGTCATTTTGGAATACTTATATTGTAGATTTAAACAATTCAGAAAGTCAAAAAGAAGAAGAAGAAGAAGAAGAAGAAGAAGAAGAAGAAGAAGAAGAAGAATATGAATTAGAATTAGACGAGTTGTTGTCATTGTTCAACAAATCAATTAAGCGGTCTGCGACGACGCTGTTGCAAAACAACGTATCGGATAAAATGTTACTTGGGCTTATAAAACATTTTTATCCGGACATTATTATAGAAGATGATAAGTATTTGATTAACGTGGGATGCAGGTCAAATATATGGAATAAAAGAGGGGAAATCGAGGAATTTATACAGAAATATAAAGAGTCGAAAATGGAGAGCGTTAACACAAATGCATCAGTTATCACAAGTCAGTCATTGTACGCAATTTATCAGTGTTATTGCAAATACGCGTTTGATAAGGAATATAATATCATTAGCAAACGATGGTTTGAAAAGTATTTTATCTCGGTTTACGATTCATATTTGATTGATACCGAAACAAATGCGAATATAATTGTTTCGCCAAAATGGTATAGTATTTAATTATTTTGCACAATATATTTATATACTATATACGGGCAAGGGTCAGAGGGGACAGCATGTCCCCTGTTATTTCCCATCAGTTTGGTAAACAGGTGCGTTTGATTTGGCGGCATCAGCAGATGACTGCGCATTCTTTTTATCTGCCAAAAACTGAGCAGCAGCTGCACGTGCTTGTTTGGGTGATTGTATACAGGGAACTGTCAGCATGTAGTTGTAACTAATTGATGTGATGAGAATTCCGGTTAACAAATACCAGATAAAATAAGAAACAAGGTTTTTCAGCATGATATACTTTTTAAGTTCATAAAACAATGGGTTGTTATTGGCATTTACATTATCAATAGGTTCAAATCCATCTTTGAATAATTTGACATCGACGCTTTTATTCCAAAAATTTACAATATTTTCATCATTAAGCGTGTTGATAATTGTAGAAGGGTCACTGAGTATATTTTGAATGACCTTGAATGCATCTTTATTTGGCGGGGTTCCAACATTTAGCAATTTTTCTGTAAAAAGCGATGACACACCGATGATGCTTGCGACAGCATAGCCAATTGTATTTGAAAATGCGGCAAGCCAACCAGGAAACATTGTCAGCAATAAATTGAGTAAGCCGAAAATAAGAATCCATGGAATAATTGTCGCAATAGCTGCAGTTCCAACATTTGAAGGACTGTTGCACATTTGTTTGGCTAAATAGATATTTAAAATAAATTGACTGACAAGTATTAAAATGAAATAAATAACAAATAAAGCGGTTGCCCTTTCTGGCATCATATACTTCATTGTGAAATATACGGCGGTAAGTCCAATGTATACAAAAATGGACGTAGTTGGGTCAACTACTTGGGCGGCTGAAGCGGTTGCGGTTGCGGCTGCCGATAATGCCGATGCTGCCGATCCTGCCGATGCTGCCGATGCGGGTTGTGTTGAAGACATTTTTCCCTAATTATTTAGTAATAAATTATTTTAATATTTGTATTATCAATATATTAAATTTTATATTAATTACTGTGTATAAAATTAATATGAATTATCTCTGGCTGCAAATATCGAAAGTATATGTTGATTTAGTTATTGTATAATAAAATATATTTGTGTGTGTATATATATATATATATATATATAATTATAAAGATATACCATGGCGTTGACTGCTACTAAAGATCAAATGGATGGATTAAAATCGGCAATACCACGAATGATTCATGATAAAAAGCAAGAGGTCGCTCAAAAAGAATATGATTGTTTTATGGAAGAAGGAAATGAAAGATTCAAACAACAAAGAATTGCGTTTCAAAATGCGTACCCAGATGCATTTGATCCCCCCCTATATATGTCACACGTTAATTTTAGTTTTAGAAAATTGACGTATAGTGAAATTGCAACTCTAATTGAGACTATTCCAGGAATACAAGATGCATTGGAAGTTTTGCATTTAAGACGAAAACGTAACTCTAAAGCTGCTGCCTCTGCCGAATCCGAGAATCCCTACGAGCTTGAAGAACTCGTTAAAAGTATGTGTATGCCGATTTATATTAGTGAGAATGAACAATTATTACAAAGTTTACCATGCTTGAAATTGGAACCACGGAATTTTAGATATCTTAAACCTCTTGAGTTTGCGGAGGAACCATTATTTGGTGGAAGAAGGAAAAAAACCGGCAAAAGAACTGGCAAAAGAACTGGCAAAAGAACCGGCAAAAGAAGCGGCAAAAGAACTGGCAAAAGAACCGGCAAAAGAACCGGCAAAAGAACGTGATTTTTTTTCACCCTTTAGAATAACTCCATTCTGACATTTTATCAAAATCTTTTATAGAAATAAAATATATAAAAGTAAAACATAAATTAATACACAACAACACGAACATTTGAAATGAACTTTTTTAGAATGGGTCAAGGTCAAGATGACAAACCATTTTTAACTGAACCCGGTGTTAAATCATTTATTAGCGGTGTATTAAAAGGTTGTCATCAAATAAAATCACATCATTATAACACTGTATTTAATGTCTCAATGTTTGCATTGTTTACGATGCTTTTAGGAGGGATTTTATATTTTAAATATAAAGGAAAACTTACTCCTGAAGAAAAAGAAAGAAAGAAACAACAAGAAAAACAATATATTTTAACAAAATTAAATAATGTATCTGCAACAATAAAAATGGACCAAAATTTTTAGTTTGAAATACTTTAGTTGTAATTATCATATTATAATATTAAATAATATTATAGACATACATTTTTGATATAATATTATTTAATAAAATAAATGTCAAGTTATAATTCATATTTGAGTAATAAATCATGCTGTAAAACTCAATGTTTAATAGGTGCAACAGGCGCTCAAGGTGCAACAGGCGCACAAGGACACACAGGCGCTCAAGGTGCAACAGGCGCTCAAGGTGCAACAGGCGCACAAGGTGCAACAGGCGCTCAAGGTGCAACAGGCGCTCAAGGTGCAACAGGCGCTCAAGGTGCAACAGGCGCTCAAGGTGCAACAGGACACACAGGCGCACAAGGTGCAACAGGCGCACAAGGTGCAACAGGCGCTCAAGGTGCAACAGGCGCACAAGGTGCAACAGGCGCTCAAGGTGCAACAGGACACACAGGCGCACAAGGTGCAACAGGCGCTCAAGGTGCAACAGGCGCACAAGGTGCAACAGGCGCTCAAGGTGCAACAGGAGAAATAGGTCCAAGTTCAACTTTTTATTTAGATTATCAGATAGTGCCCCTTCTCCCAGAAACGCCATTTACAGTAAGCAGAGACCCAGTATTATATTATTCATATGCTATTACCACAAACTCGTGTATTAATGTATCACCCCCCTCCGCTCCTCCATCCAGTTGCGGCAAAAATGTTTATACTTATACATTACATGAATGTTCTGAAGACTACTCGGAAGATCCACCAATAATAACATGCCCCTCATTCATCGACATTCACGACGCTGATGTATGTCAAGTTCAAAGCAGTGGACGAAGGCTCGGATTTTGTTCAAGTCCCAGTAGTGTGTCTCCACTTACTAATAAACGATATATGTGCACTATCACTGATGGACCAGCACGTCCAAAAGAGAATGCGTATATTGAATGGCATTGGTACGCTCGATACACAGACGCAGATGTCCCAGGCGTACCCGTGACAGTTACCGGAAAATTTATATTTGTAGCAAGCGCTGCTTATATTAAAAGTCAATACGATTTGCATGGTAATTATGATGGTGTTAATACTCCAGGAATAGGAATAGGAATGTTTAATCCATCAAATCATAACCCATAAAAATAAAGTGTTAAATAAATAGATGGGAAAAATAAAATAAATATAAATAAAAATTATATTTATTTTACAAAATAACAAAGTGGAGCTAGCTAAATGAGTTTAGAAAATGTAATATCAAAATCATAGTTATTAGGTTCTTTATAAGATATTATTTCCTTAACATTTTTATGAAATAAAATAAAAAAATCATCCATAGATTTTTGTTTAAATAATGAAAATAAATTAATATTATATGTTCCATCAATGAAAGAAATATAATCATTTTTTGTATACCTATCAATAATAAACTCAATCGTATATATGTCTGGTTCATGGCTAAAGTGTTTCTGTGGTCTAAGAGTTGTATTAACATATTTATGATAATCACAAAAAAATTGTATTAGATTTGTTTTAGAACCAACGGCTAAATCAATGTCATAATTTGCTATAAAAGTGTCTTTATTTCCGCTGCAAGAAGAGCAAATAATACCCAAGTTGGTTGCGATTTTATTAATAAAATTTTTAGTCATTACCTTTTCTTTTTCAGTTGGTTCATCTGGATATAGTATAGAAAATGAGTGAAAAATATGCCAAGCTGTATGCTGTATTTTAGTTTTTAAAAACATACCCAATATAAATTGTTTTACATTTTGTTTGTAAAAACTATTATTATTATTTGATAACTGTATTAAATCATGATCAATTAGAGATAGATCGGTGGACATTTGTTTGATATTTATATTGTGTATATTATTATAATATAATTACTATATTATTTCTTTTAATATTTTCAAATTACTTTTGATAATGTTTGATTTTGATATAAAATATAAAATAACAAAAAGATGGTGTGGTAAGGGACGTGCCGTCCCTTAGAATCCCTTGCCTTCATGGTAACAAACGAATGAACGAACGAAGAACAACCACGCTACGCTACTACGACCAGTCAATTTCAATAAACATTTTTTTCACTTCATTGCAACTGTATCCGCGAGGAAAATATATTTTTTCAACACAATTAATTTTACTATCGGGAAATGCGGATTGAAGCTCTGCAATCAAATCGTCAATGAATTGTTGTCGCATTTTGGGTTTTTCATTTGCATCATTCGTCAATGTAAAAATCAAGTCCTGATATTCAACAACCGTTAGCTGTGACTGCGACTGATACATTAAACCATTCATCGTTTGGTGAACCCACTCTTCTTCAAAAGGAATGCAAAATTTAAATGCAGATTCAAGGCAGGAGTCTGTGTGTGCATATGTGCGACCGCTTGCTTTATTAACGACACCATTAGATATTAAATTTACAACTCTATATAATTCTCTATTTTTAGGATAATTTTTAAGATATTCTTTTGTCATTGGTTTAATAAAAAAATCAATATTTTGCATTTATTAATTTTATTTAATTTACTTTAATTTTGGTATATAAACAAACATAAACATCTTTAAATTATTTTAACAATTTTTAATTATAGTTATAATATAAAATATTATATATATAATTTTATAAAATATAAAATTACATTATGAGTGAAACAGAAGAATAAAATAATGAAAAAATTATAAATTATTTTAGACTTAAACAAGAATATTTTGAAGAAAGAAAAAAGATAATTAACAAGTTGTATAAAAAAACGAAATTTATAGAATCAACTAATGAAAAAAAACGACTTGCAATAAAGGAAGAAGTGTCTGAGTCGGATATTATAAATACGATTTTATCAAAAATGCAAAAAATAAAAAAAAGTCGTGGATTTAAAATGGGAAACACACATAATCTTCAAGATTTATTAGAATCGCAATTTAAAAAAGTGGAAGAAATGAAGGAACATATTATAAATTTGAAACTGGATTTATTATTTAATTATAAATCTGAAGATGATGCTCTTGCCGAAATTACCGTTAAAATTCCTGAATTTAATAGACAACTTGAAATATACAAAAAATATGTTTCTGATTATGAAAATGTTGTAAATAATAAAGAGCGGCGTGTTCAGTTGATGCGCATTCGCGATGACATTCAAACCATTTTAATGAATATTGAAAAACAGCAAGAAATTATGAACCAAAATCCAGACCCTTTGAAAAAAATCGAGATTATTCATAATATTCTTGAAACATATCAAACATCTCTTCAATTCAATCCTGATTACCAAGAAGAAGAAGAAGAAGAAGAAGAGGAGGAGGGGAGAAGAGGAGAATTGAGACGAAAAAAAGAGACTGAAACTACGAAACAAATGAAATTAAAGTATGCTGATTGTTCCTTGTATAAAGTTCATCCGGATGATGATGAAATTTATCTTATACAAATTCCTTACACCATTTCACAATTGGAAGTTGTTATAAAAAAATAACGGTAATCTAACAGTAATCTAACGGTAATCTAATGTAAAATGAAACGAATTATTTATTCCAAATAATAAACCTTGAATCTCACGGGCAAACTGTTTCGACAGTCATAATTTCTGAATGATGTCTTGTCGAATTCAAAAATGCTGAATCCTGTTGACATTCCGTTGAACCCCGCATCGTATGGAGCGCCATAGTCCAGAATTTTACCCAGTTTAATTGGGTTACCTGTTTTTGAATCAGTCCGATAAAATATTCTCTCTTTAGAATGTTTTGTAAATTCATACTCGGGTCCAATTGTTGTTCCCGGTGTTTGTTTGACACCGCGGTAATAAATTACGCTGTATGGACATTCGCGGTTGAACTTGTGCTTTGAAAATTTACACTCTCCATCTCCCCATCCGTGTATGCCGGCATTATAGGCGTATTGATTGAATTCAAATGTTCCCAACTCAAAATTGCGCCCAAGAGACAATATGTCAGTATAATAAACAATCGTTGGGTCGGATTTGAAATTGTGGTCTTCGTGGATATATATTTTATCATCGGTTTGGGTTTTGGGTTCGTTGATTTTAGCGGTTTCAGCGGTTTCAGTTTGAGCGGCAGAGGCGGTTGCGGCAGCAGCAGTCATGTTATGTTGTGTTGGTTGTTGACTTTTCTTTAAACATTCATATTTTATATTTTAGATTTTCAATTTTATATAAAATTTAATATAATTATTAATTATTATTATAAAATAATAAAATAAATAATTAATAATTATAATTAAATTATTATAGTATAGTGACAACAAATAATAATAATTTAATAATAATAATAATAATGACAACAACAACAACAACAACTCCAAAAATAAATAATCCGCAAAATTTTAGAACTTCAAATACTTTAACGACTACGCGAAAGCCGCACTATGCGACCAAGGCGAATACTGCATTCAACATTATTCCCGGCATGCATCGTCCAAATGCAAATAATGTTCCGTCCAATATAAATCAGGGCGATTTTATAGGACCGGATTTTAAAGCGCGCCCACTGAAGCATTGGCGCAGACAGCTGGTTCCCACAAATCCGTCGACTGACAACTCTAGCCAAAAACGAATGGCGACGGTGAATTTGATGGATACACCGGGGTCAAGCATCTACAAAACAAATGCAGAATCCTGCGAGTGCATTGAGACGGGGGGGAATGCATTTCAAGTTACAGATTCATACGCGGAAAATAATTTTGATAAAGGAGATAAAATTCAAAATAATGGTGCAATATCTGTTCCAACTTATTATGTTGGCGCTCCGGTTATTCAGGATATATTTCTCGACATTCCGGGGGCTGCAACCATTTACGACATTGAATATCATGACGATGAACCAACGATTCCGGATATTTTTTATGTTGACCCAATTACTCCGATTGCTCCACTAATTCCGGACCAAGAAGATCAAGTAAATGTGGATGCAAGTTATGAAATAATTACCAGCGTTTATGATACAGTTTGCATTGCCTGTAATCCTGAAAATAATCGAATCAGGTCGGGCATTTGCGCGTTAAGCCAGTCCTATTATGAAACCACATCCGGCTATTTGCAGTCCAGATGCAGAACTGCGGCTCAACGACTGTCGACAACAAAAAAGGCGGGTTGCGTGTATTATCCAAGTGTAAATAATAATATTCCATTTGAATTCTTGTACCCAACAAATGAACCGAATGGTCCCCAAGTTTATCAGTCTAAAAATTGTTCAAATCCCAAAACGTATAATAATAACGCGCTCAATCAACCCGCCAACAGCTATTGCAGCACAATTTATAAACCAAATAATACGCAATTTGCATGTCAGGGTGCAGTTTCAGGAAGCACGCGCCTTCAAAAATTGAAAGCAGACACCATTACTAGTAACGGGTTTTCATTTTATTCGGCATATGGAGCAACAATGGCGAATGCCGGCAATTTTCAAGGAACAAATCCGTCAAATAACTACTACGTAAAAAATAGAAACTATCCGCTTGACGGTTATATACACTTGAATAAATATCGCGAAAATAAAACGCTGGCATGTTGTGATTTTGTTTTTTGAATACTTAAATATCATACACTTTTACTTCTCTATCGTCTTCGAGTAAACTGAATCGGAGTTTATATGAAAGAATATTGTCTAATATGCTGCTTGAATTTCCACTATTGTTTATATTTTGCGCATCTTCGGTAGAACACCCACCTTTAATAAAGGTAACATTAGATATTGTTCCAACGGGTCCACCAGTACTACTACTACCTGCTGAGCCAACCAGAATTTGAATATTGTCATTGGTAAAGTAATTCATGGATGCGTCATCGAAAAATGACACGCATGTATTATTTTTACACGCATTTCCTTTGTCCTTGCTTAATGAAGCATTCAAAATGATTGTGTTGTTCAACCTGCCATTAATAAATACATCTAAAGCGCGATTGCTATAAGTGAACCCAGTATCTGTATTATATATCGGCTGTTTATTTCCTGAAGAATCAGTGTAATACTCATTTTTATCTTCATTATAATCATCATCGCCGTTATAGTTCAAAATTATATTTACCGGTTCTTTTACTGGCAGGGGAGACGATGTTAATTGATATCTTTGGTTTGGAGTAATTAAAGTTGATGAAATAAATAAATTGCAATCTGCATCAATATATGATGTTAATATATTGGTTGTGGTTGTGGTTGTGATTGCTGGATTTGTGTTGGTTGTATTGTTTAGTGATAATACATTAAAACTCACATCGACGGTTGTTGGCGGTGGCACCCATGAAGTTATATTTAACCATAACGAAATTGCAAATGCACCTCTTTCTAAAACTTCACCTGATTTAATGGGAATTGGAACGATGGGACCTGCGCTTAAAATAGGCTGCGAGGAAGTGGTTAGCGCGATGGTTTGTTTTTGTTGCATGTAAAATGAAAATAAAATATAAACAAATAGAACGAATATTACAAGTAAAATAATATAAAATATGTCTATTTCTTTCCCATAAAATAACATCTTGTTTGTTTTAAAATTTGTATATAATATAATTATAATTATAATTTAATTATGATTATAATTAATCTGACTCCTCCTCCTTCAAAGGAAACAACCTCCTTCTGTTTGTAATGTATAAGGATGTAAAGGAGGGGGTCAGAGGGGAACCTTGGTTCCCCTGGTTCCCCTGGCAATTAAATGTCAAGCCTAGACAACTCTACATTATCTTTTACAAAAGCGAATCGAACCTTGTATTTATTAAAAAAGTCTGAAACAGAACTTCCACTGCTTCCATATCCACTAGAATAAGTGTTCCAAGCGTCTTGCGGTCCGAATGTAGAGGTGTCAAATGTTGAGGATATATAACCATCAATTCCGCCACCCACATTCAACGTCCCAGCAGGTAAACCATACGTGCTAGTTAAAGCAGTTGTTTGAACAAGTTTACCATTAATATAAATGTCCAATGAGTTTCCATTATTTACAGTTGCAATAATAGACGCCCATGTTTGAAGTGGAATTGATATTGTTGATGTTCCGGTAACTGGAATAGATTGGCCTCCAACATTGACATATAAATTATTATCAGAAGTTCCTAAAGTTAAAATAAATTGAGTTCCGGCCTTTGCTTCTGGCGGTGTTGATACAATTGTTTTAGTCGCCGTGTTCCAATTATTTACATAAAGCCAGGTGGATATTGTAAAAGAGTACGCTCCAGTTACAGTGATTGGTGTTGGTTTAGATGCATCTAGACCCCCGGATGAAACTGTGGTTGAAGAAGAAGAAAACATTGTCCAAGCAAAATAAACAATAATAATTAAAAGTATAATGATAATAATCGTTGTCCAAGAAAAATCCATTATTGTATTATGATAATATGAATAAAATGAGCTATATAATGTGTATTAGATTATTATTATTATAATTATAATTTTTATTAATTTTTTTTATTAATATTTTAATATTTATTAATTTTTTTATAATTATTCTCTCTTCTCTCTAAAATAGGATCTGTAAACTATCTTTTTATAAAAATCCTCAGACTTGTATACATGCCATGCCATGCATGCATTTCATGTAAAAAGATAGTTTACAGATCCTATTTTAGAGAGAAGAGAGAATATTCCTAAAATATAAAAATTAAAATAATAATAATAAATGTAAAATAAATATTATTATTCATGATGGGGTGTTGATTGATGGTTCATAGTAACATTGGTTTCCTCCCTAATTAAAAGTTTGGAGTTAGTGGTGGGTTTAGATATTTATGACTATTATATATCCACGAAATTCCATCACTTCCTAAAACATTTCGATAATAAACTACATTGCATGCTTGTCCATATATTCCTGGTTTACTTCCTACAGTCAAGCTTGTTGGAAGCGTGGGAATTACATTTGGCACTGAAGTTTCCAAATGATTATTTATAAACACGTCCATTATGCCAGTGTTATTAAAATTTATGAATAAATGATTCCATCTCTGCAAAGGAATTTGGCTTTTTGGTTGAGATGATTGTGGGATTGTTGCGCCGCTAACGACAATTTTTAATAAGTTATTACTTGCATCATAATTTATGGTTGGAGCTCCTGAAAAATCTAGTATACTTACACCACCTGGAGTTGTATAATTGTTATTTGTATTTAGTGGTTCTGGATGAATATAAAACCATGCAGATATTCCATAATTGAGGTTATTTTTATTCACGTTATTTGCCAGCGACGGTGTCAAAGATGACTTCAAGACATTATTTGAATCAGTGGTGGTTACTTGTAATGGCGGGACGCTTGTTACATTCAAAGGTAACACGCTGTCCAGTATTACTTCGCCATTGTGATTAATAACTGCGTCAAATGCTTTTGGAAGAATAAATAGTAATGCAATCAGTATAATTTCAATAATAAGAATAAGAACATACGTCCACTGTTGTTGTGCTAATTTTAATTCTGTTTTCAAGAAGTCAATAGCGTTTAAAAACAAACAAGGTATATAAATAGTAATTTTGAAAACCAAACTGGACCAGGTGGGCGGTCCGGAAATATAACCTGGTGCTTCCGCGCCAATGAATTTGACAATCATGGCAAAAATTCCAACAAGTATTGCGATATTTATAGCAAATAGTACCGTGTTTGCAATAATTGGAACATTATTATAGACGTGCAAAATTGCAAGAATGATTCCTATAACAATTCCGATTAGTATTGTGTATTTCAAAAATGATTTTATAAAAGGCACAAATGCTTCAAATCCCATGACAAGCAATGATAAAAGCGCAAATCCGATGAATAAAAACATGCATAGGAATATCGACTTATTATCAGATACAATTTGGTACGGTTGTTTTGTGTAAATGTAGACAACTAGAGCTAAATACATTAAGAAAATAATGAGCATTGATTTGGATACAAGTTGCACTAAAAAGCCCTTTACGAAATAGCTGCATAAGAAGCTGGTTATTTTTGTGAGTGAGTTCCACGCATCTGTTATGGATGAGATTGACATGCCACTAAAAAAATTATTTACCGACTCGTTGATATTCACACCTTTTATAACGAAAATGTAAAGCAAATGAAGCAGTAATATTCCAACAATTACAGACATGATAATTCCTGCAAGCTTGTTTACAAAAAAAAGTAAACCAGATATAGATGCCAATAAAAATATAATGACGTAAATGGTTGATATGTTTATCACAAAACGCAACATGGCTGCAAATGCAAATATTAAAATGAGTAAGACTGAAAACAACCATTGGTTGCCAATGAAATTGTGAATTAAACCATATGAAATTCCACTTAGTATTAAAATAATAACTAAAAGTACAACGTATTTATTTTGTGAAATATTTTGTGTAATTTGTAAATTTGAAACATCAGTTTTTATTTTTGACTTTAAATTTTTAAAAGACTGCATGTTTTTTTTGTTTTTACTAAATTATTTTTACTTGTATAAGTTAATAATAATTATGCTTTACTATAACTATATATTATAATGGTTAAATATATAAAAAATAAAATCCATAAAAATATATCCAACGTAAGTATGCCCCCGTTTTGTTTATTGAAACGATTTGATTCCAAGTATATTGTTGTAAAATAAATAGATACTATTAAAGTTGTTATGATGGATGCGTGCAATAAAATGGCGGACAAGGGTTGATTCAACATGTACATTAACGCATTTATAACTTTTGCACCAAGTGATGTTTCTTTAATAAGTAATAAAATAAACATGAGTATTCCAATTGCTGTAAATGTTGCATTCACAGGGTCGCCTTCTTCATCGCCGAATTTTGAGTCGTGGCGAAAAAATACAATGATAAATGAAATCCACAACATTAAATAAGTAATGATTGAAAATATACTGAGTGGTGAAGTTGGGTAAATTGTCAATGTTCTTGGTAAAAATTGAATAAAATTTGCACGTCCCAAATCTATTTTTGATAACAAACCAAAACAGAAAGTGATTATAATAAAACATAAAAATGTCACATTTGCAGAAAATGTCCAACAAATAGTGTTTGAAATATTTTTGTTACATCCATCGAGTAAAGTATGGAATATATAGTATAAATATGACCCCAATGACAAAGCAAGTATGCTTGATAATGCCCACCAACCCACAGATTTACCATAGGTGTAACAATATGTAACTATTCCGGCTAAAACGGGAATAAATCCGGTCATAATGCCTGCGAAATTTCTGGAAAGTTGGCTTTGGGATGGGTTTTCGGTTATATCGTTTTGTGCCGTTATTAACCAGTAAATGACACCAATCCATGCTAGATATGTAAGTATTGGAAGAAAATATCTCTGTAATAATGTTGTGATGCTATAGTTTGTTATGTTTAAATCAAATCCTTTATTATACAAGTAGCTCAATACTGTTGCAAATAACCATGCGCCAGTAAATAAGCCGCCAATCCACTTGTCTTCAAATAAGTATAAGACAACATTTATGATAATGCATGCTGTCAGAATTAAAAATAATTTCATTAAAGTTGACACGCCTTCACCTTGACTTTGAACAGTATTCATTTTGTATTTGTATATCAACTGTTTTTTTGAATTGTATAATAATAATAATAAATACAGATGGAGATATATTATATTATTATTATATTTTAATCAATCCATTTTACCAATTTTACCATTTCAATCATTTCATTTTAATAAAACTCGGATTTAATAAAACTCGGATTTAATAAAACTCGGATTCATTTAAAAATTTTCAAATGCTGTTTTTTTTCCGTGACAGTCTCGGCACAATGCCACTAAATTATCCACTGCATTTGAACCGCCATTTTCAAGGCGAATTCTATGGTCTACTTCAAACCAGCTAGGAAGTTGTCGTTTGCAGTCGCCGCATTTCCATGATTGTTGGGCTGCCACGAATTTCTTTTTTGATTCGCTTACACTTCGTTTTGTGGCTTTCATTCCGGTTGTCGTTGAAGTTCCTCCCGAGGTCATCATTTTATTTATATTGTATTGCTGACGCTTCGATGTAGTAGTTGTATTAGAATTAGACCAGTCTTCCGCTTCATCTTCATTACCGTTGCCATTGTTTCCGTTGTTTCCGTTGTTTCCGCTAAAAAATGCGCGTTTATTTGTCATATCGAAAAATGGGGTGAGCATATCTGCGGATTCTCTACTGATTGGCATATATTTGATTAATTCATTTGCATGGTGCATAATCGTTTGAGAATTTGCCGGATTCTTTTTCAAAAATAAATACATGGATAATCCGAAAAATCCAAATGTTGCCATTTTAATATACTTTCTCGCATTCGCCGTCTCAACCATTTTGAAATACTTTCCGTCATGATAAGTATTTAAAATCAATGCGGCGGTTATAATAAAAATAATGAACTCAAATTTGAATTTCATAATATGATATAATATGATATAAATATGTATAATATTATTTATTTATTTATTTTCGTCTAGTTTTATTTGTAATTTTTAGTGCAATCCACTTGTAAACGCCATTTTTGTCTACAGCTGATTTAAAAAACTTTCCATTATTACCTTTTTTTGTTTTATTTTTACATTCGTTTGCAGGAAAGGGGGGAGAAGACCTTGTCGTGTATTTTTTCTGGGTTTGTTTTACACACTTTGTGGCGGGCATTTTTTTTATAAATATTATTTTATTTATTATATATATATAAAAGAAAAAAAATTAGGGCGCAATACTTTGCACCCGAGTTCCCTTAATGTCCCTCAAGCGAAGGAAGCGAATTCTACAAAAGTATTTGACTAAATTCGGGAGATGACATACTGCTTGTGGTTGTGGCTGCGGGTGTGGGAAATAGCGGAATGTACGCGTAAGGTTCCACAATTTGAATGCAATTGGAGTATGGTTTTGTTTGGGTGGGCGGCACATGCATACGACCGAATGCATCATTCGTGAACGAAATCAAATCGTTTGCCAGATACTTTCCGAAATCATTCGATACATTTTTTTGCGGGTTTTTGTATATGTCCATGTGGTCGGTGTATGTGTCGCGCGTGACAATGCTGCATGCAAGCGCGTGGTCTGCGCGAATCAAGTATGCCAGCAGAATGAAGAGGTCGTCGTTCAACTTCAAACCCGATGGAGTTGTAATGAAAGTGATACCGCTTTGTTCAAGAATTTTGTTAACGTCTGGTGCATATGTCGGGTTTAGTTTGACGTTGGTGTGCGATGTGTGAATGACAACAAGCGGCGAGTGACCGCGCGCTTTCAACAAGTCAATCATTTTGCGCAAGTCGTTTGGATTGGGCGCACCATTTCGCGAGTGTAAAACGCTTCCGCCGTCAACTATAATATCGTAAACGGTGAAAGTTGTTTTCAGTTTTTTCACAACGTCAAGAGGAATGTGACTTTTCTTTTTTTTGTTTTCATCTTCGGCAATGGCTTTCATGACGTTTTTCTCAATGACTTTCATGATTTTTTCAATGTAGTGACTGCAGTTTGGAAGCGAGTAGAGACGCAGAGTCGAAGATTTATCAAAATCGGATTTGGTGCCGCCTGCATCATGCAGAAATTTGCCGTCCAAGTAACGAAGCAAAAATGTCAGGCCATTTTCAATGATAAATCGGACATCTTTGGGTTCCAATACAGCAATGTCAATGTGCGTTTCAAATATTTGCGCGCTGTATTTGGGGTCACCTTTGTAGACCATCAATTCGAAAAAGTCTCGCTTCATCGAGAGGCGATCAAGTAATGATTCGATCAAAGTGTCGTCGCGCTCTTGAATTGCAAAACGCAACGTCATGGTGATGATGCCCTTTTCACGCGTGGTCGAAATCAAAGCAGAGTTGCCGTACACCATTCGGCGCATGTCATCGGTACGTTTGTTGGTGAGTGCTTCATTCATTTCTCTTTGAAATAGTCCAAGTTGTTTTTTTGGTAAAATTTCTTTTGTTTGTGGTGTTTGTTTTACTTGTGTTGCTGCTTCTTGTGCCGCCTTACTGGCGGTAACTTCCATTTGATTGAACCTTGTTGTTGAAATAGAAAAACTACAATAAATAAAAATATATTTTTTTTTTTCAATTTATATTTTTACAATACTAATTATTTTCATGATTGAATATAGTTAGATTTTTATATATTTATGAAAATAGTAAATAGTAAATAAATTATAATAAAGAGTAGTCGTAATATTTTATTATAAAATATATAAAATAAAATATTTACAAAATGAATTCAAGTTCAATTTCACAGTTATCTGCATTTACAAGCATTGAGAATAAAGGATTACTATGGAGCGTTTTACATGGTGGTGGGAAGTTAAATTGTGTACCTGATGCATCGCTTAAAAAAGTTCAAGTCATGTTTGAAACCACTTTAAATGAAATGAATGAATCTTTCCAAAAAACGAATCAGTCGATTGATTTGAATGTAATGAATAAAGAAGCCGTGTATGCAATTTGTAAAAAGTTAGATAACTTAATGGCTGAAGAGGGTAAAAAAGTAACAACAGACCAAAAAAAACAGCAACAAATTCCCCAGCTTGAAACAGTTTATAGAGCGGAAGATATTCAAAAAGAACGACAATCCGCATTCAATATGGAACTTAAAAAAAAAGAAGAAGAAATGTCATCAATTATAAAATTAAGAAAACCAGATGAAATTAAATTTTCGGATGATGTTTATGATAAACCGATAGGAGATGATATGGAGAGGTTACTGGCAGAAACACTAGCATCGCGAGAACGCGAATTAGAACAGCTGAATAATTCAACGGGTAAAGAAGATAAGAATATGGCAGAAAAATGGATAAATCCGAATCTGAATCCGAATCAAAATGCAGACTTTCACACAGCAACAGCAACAGCAACAGCAACAGCAACAGCAACAGATAGAAAAAAAAAAGTGAGTTTCAATAATATCCAAACTGAACACCAGCCAACAGAATCAACAGAAGTAGAAGTAGAAGAGAAAGAAGTAGAAGTAGAAGCAACATTAGAATTGAATGCTCTTATGACTAAATTCAAAAAAATAAACACAAATGAAAATACAAATAAAACCGGCATTCAAAATAGTCAAGGTCAAATCAAACAAATATCAGAAGATGTTGCATTTATTAAGAAAAGTATAATTGAGCTTACAGAAAAAATAAATAAACTGATGAATGTTAAGTTTGCGTGTTAATGTGATGCAGGGACCCGACCCAGTGAAAAGTAAACATTCTTACATATGTGACATGTGTGTATTTTTTTTATGATTTCGGGCATGTGAATTACGTGCGCGTCCGCGCCTCTGTGTCTTGGATTTGGACTTGGATGCAGGCTTGTTATGAGTTTTACGCACATGTCTGCGCTGTGATTTGGAACCGCCCGAATCTGATTGGCAAAGTTTTTTTACATTTTCGGAAGGGATTACTTCGACTTTAAAACCATTTTCTTTATAATAATCATTCAACATATTTTGAATCTCTTTTGTCTCTTGACATATTTGTAGTTTATTTTTTCCTTGAAACAACCTACCAATAGAAGAATGAATTATAACTTGTTTTGTTCCATCCACTGTTTGATTGTATTTCAATATTCCTTGGTTTTTTTCCAATATATTTAATGCATTTGAAAATTTTGGATTATTTAGATTTTTCAGATCTTGTATTAATTCATTAATCTGGTATGAAGTATTGTTCATATTTAATTTTTCCTTATATATAGCTATTATATAATAAATAATAAATATAGATAAAAATATATTATAAACATAAAACACAATGCAAATATTTTGAATTGAATGTAATAATTAATTCAAAATATTGGTACAAGGTAGCAAATTAACGAATCAAGTCTCAACCAATGAAGATAGTGATGATGTCGCCGCCTGCATTGATGATTCAGATGTCACCAACGACGATGGTTTTGCCGCCTTTACTTTATTTTTGGGAGCAAGAGATTTTAATGTGGACTGTCTTTTTTCACATCGTTTAAGAGTGAATTTTTTTACAGAAGCGGGACAATGTACCAGGCACGGAATTGATTTAATTGTTCCCGTCAACTTGTCATAAATTACTTCTTTTGTTTTAACCAGTTTTTTCTGGTCTATGCTAGAAGTTAGAAAGTCATAAAGAGCGACTTTATCTTTAGCGCATAAAACATGTTCATTCGAATACATTTCTACAAACGCGCTCATCTTTTTCATTTTCATTGATTTATCCAATTTTACCCACTGGTCTTCTTTATTTTGTGTTCGTTCCTTTTCTAAAAAATCATCAATATTTAAATTATGTTTTGTGACTTGTTTTGGACTTGTTTTTTTCAACAACATGGATTTATATTTGATATTTCTTAATTCAACACAGTCGCATTCTTCGCCAATAACATTATTATCTTCATTATCCGCATTATCATTATCTGTATCATGATTTGTTTTGAATTTAGATTCCATCATTGTTATTGTCGAAGTAGCAGCAGCAGAAACATCTGCGCAACTTTCAGAACTTTCAGAAGTCATCATAAAATATGGATTGCCTGGATTGATTTATTTGGTTAACCTTAATATATTTATAAAATAGAGTTTAAATCTATTTTATAAATACTATTTTAGAATCAATTCAAGGGGAACCGGTGGTTGTTCGGTTTACTGGGTCACATGTCAACTCCTGGGTCACATGTCAACTCCTGGGTCACATGTCAACTCCTGGGTCACATGTCAACTCCTGGGTCACATGTCAACTCCTGGGTCACATGTCAACTCCTGAGTCACATGTCAACTCCTGGGTCACATGTCAACTCCTGGGTCACATGTCAACTCCGCAGCTCTTCCCCCGACATCGCCGCCGCTGTATAAGACTGCATTTGCGATATTCGCCACAATGTGTAACATACAGTGCGTACACGTTGACCCCCAGTAACACTTTTTTTTATACAAATAATTACTCAACGGATAAAACAATGACCCAATCCCTATCAAATAATAATACGGCACAGCATCTGGCATATTATACGCGCGAATGTTTTGATAGATTAGAGCACCGCATACGTAACCCACATCTAAATTCCGCCGCCATCCATACGTAGGCAGCCGCCAATAATTCAACGATGTCAGAAATACACCACCAGGAACAAGAGCCAAATCATAATGCCCGCGGTACAGTGCGTAGGAACACGACAAAATACTAATAAATGATACACGCCATATACATTTATATTGAGCAGGATATAATATACAATCCCCAAGTTCACCCATACCGCCCACATCGCCCATTCCGCCCACGCGTATGTACCTATGAATATCAAACATCTTACTTTTATTTATTAATAATAATTAATACTAATAAATAACTTAAATAACTAATAAAAACAACTAATAAACTAAAAAATAAGCGAATAAGGGTCATTGCCTCATTGCCCCTTTCAAATTAGTCAAAAAAATGAAGCGGAGATGAAGAAGGTGCTAAACTACCGACGCACATGGAATAAGAAAGGCGGGATACAAAATAGGCCAAGAAATAAGTAAAGCATCCCATAAACAACCCCAGCAATAAACCAAAGCTAAATTTCTTGGTTAAAAGACTATATAATGAGAAGAGTGTTACAAAAACAAATGTAACATAGAAGAAAATAGAAAAACCATAGTAATACAAACAATATTCACGAGTAAGAGGACCAAATAGAGAATTGAACATATTCATTTTAACTATATTTATCGTTATATATTTATGAAAATATAATATTTTTTTACTTATTTATTTATTTCTACTAAATAAGTAAAAAATAAATAAGTAAATAAATAAGTAAAAAAAATATTATAATATTAATTGTTGTTATACAATCAATTCTTTTTTTGACGCATGGAATCAAAAAAAAATATAAATATCATTGGTAAAAAAAATATATATGGACTGTTATTAATAAATGAAACTGAAAAAATGAATACTACTAACGTAAATGACGTGAACGAGTTTAAGGACGTGAATGATTGCGGCAATCTAAATCTAAATTATTATAGAAAACGCACCGCATGCGAAAAATGGAATTTACCTGCTCATTCTTTTACATACTCGCACCAATGTAACATTATATCAAAATTGTATATGAATTTAGATCATGATGTTATTGAAAATCGTGACATATATATAAAAGAAATTACTAAAAAAATATCTGGATATAAAAGACAAGATATTGATAAAAAAATTTATTCAAAAGATACATTTATTTCTCTCGAAAATGTAATAGAAAAACTATTATGTTCCAAGTTAAAATGTTTCTATTGTAAATGTGCGTGCGAACTTATTTATGAAAATATTCTTTCTAAACATCAATGGACGTTGGATAGAATTGAAAATGACACCGGACACAATACTGACAATGTTGTTATTTGTTGTCTAGAATGCAATTTGAAAAGAGGCACAATGGATAGCGGTCGTTTTAAATATGGAAAACAATTGAAATTCAAAAAAGTGGGATAATCACAATAAAGTTATCAAATTTACAAATTAAAATAAAATTGAATAAAATTGATTTATATAAACAACGTTATTAATTATCACAATACACAGCACATAAAAAAGGAGACAAAAATGCATCATAAAATTGCAATGGCTGAAAAAAAAAGCAATAATAATAATGAGGAGTGGTTTGAGATGTGGATTTCATGGTGGGGATGGTTGTTGTAATAGTCTAGGCAATAATATTGATGATGTATTATTTTTTTCTATAATTTCTTCTAGAATTTTTTCTTCTAGAATTTTTTTTAGAGTAATACCGAAATTTTTTATTTATTCGTTTTGATTTTTTCGTTCTCGTTTTTTTTCCTCCCATAATTGAACATCCTTTACCACTTTCACATGGAAGTGGACGACCATTTGGCGATCCTTCCCATTCGTGTTTTAATCTATCTGATTTAGATTTATTAGATAATTTTAAAGGCGAATACGTCTTTCTTTCAAAAGATGGAAGTATTGATCCACGTTCTAATTTTTCTTTTAAATTTTCAAGAAGAGCAACATTATTATCATACATTATTTTAATGTCATCGTCACTCATACCATGTTGTTTCATTTTATTATAATGCTCATCTGTAAATATATCTAATATACCATTTATAAAATCTTTTGCTCCTTTTTTTTCGTCTTCTTTTTCGGCTTTTTTTTCGGGGTCATCACCATATGTTTTATCATATACCTCATCTACTAAATGTCCCCATTCTCGTTCATCAGTTGATATTTTATAATCCCGAAGCAAATTATCCAAATATGTTTTTGAAACACTTTGGCTCATCTATATTATATTTATTATTATATATATTATATATATAAACAGAATATATTAAAAATATAATAAAATATAAATAATGTCTCATTTTTTCTCTCAAGGTGGTGTAATGAAATTATTATTTTTTCAAATTAAAATAAATTATTTAAATTGAAAAAAAGGATATAAACCAAACGCATAAAATTAAGTAGTAAACAACTAATAAAATTAAATAATAAATCTAGACATTCAACTCAACTCCAATTATAAAAAAATGAGTTTCGGTATGAGCATTTGTGAAACTGCAACAACAACAACATCAACAGGTGTTGTTGAAAATAATGACGGTACTGGAAATAGCGGGACATATACTACCCAAAACAATTTACTTCTGAAAAATTTACTGAAGTTTTATGAGCAAGGAAATAATTTGGACACCATGCTTAAAATAATTAACGGTCATTCCAAAATATCTCTTCGAATTATTGATTGGTTTGCAACAAATTATGCTAAAAAGTTTTATACAGTTTATACAATCCAAAATACGTCGAGAAGATTCAAAGTGTATGTGGATTACAAGTTGAAATTAAAAGCGTACTCTAAAAAGCGATTTGATCCATTTTGCCGTTGGGATAGAATTACAATTCCGTACAAAGATGGTTCCTTTATACAAACAACTATAGGACAGTTGAATTTTTTCAAGTGGGCAATTGAAAATGATGTTGTTCATTGCATTGAAGAAAATTATCAAGCCATTGAAAATGACATGAATTCAAGAAATAGCACATCTAAACATTCGCGTTCATCATTGTCTTCATTGTCTTCAACATCAACCGTATCTGAAGATTGTGACATTTGTGACACTCAATCGTTGACGACAATGACAACAATGACAACAACAACTGAACCAAATTCAAAAGCTGATAAAAATAAAACTCGCAAAAAACGTGAAGAGCTTTCGATATCTGCTACGAAAAGTATTAAAAAAGAAAAAGTAGAAATTGTCGTCAGTTTTGAATGATGAATGGATGACTTTAATATAATTTTTACTTTACCATTTCACTTTAATTAAACTAGTTTATTTATAATTAAATTGAATTTTTATTTTAATATAATTTATTCATGTAAAAAAGAAATAAATCAAAAGCAAAAATCAGATGATAAAACAAACACTTGGTCAAGTTATAAAGAAACTGCCAAAAAATATACAAACAAAACTGAAAAATATTAATAAAGCGGGAATATGCGACGTGTGTCCCACGAAACGCGTAAGTCAGAATTCAAGAATATTGCTTCCTTATTACATCATTCGTGATTCTGGGTTAACTCTTAGCCAATTGAAAACATACACCAGCGGAGTTGTCATTGAAATTCCATTTCGCGAATATGAACGCATTAGCATCAACAGCATCAACCGCATGAACGATGATGAACTTGATGCGTACATAATTAACAACATTGGAGGAGGGACAACCAATCCCGTTGCCGTAATTGTAACCATAAGGAAAGAAGATGGATATTCGGGGTCATCTGCTCAGCGTGAAGACCTAAAAAGACTAGAAAAAGAAATAATCGTACGAGGATGGGAACCTGTTGCATACAACCCGGAAAAAACCATCAAGGGTAAAAAGAATAAAGGTAATGCAAATTGGTCTGGTCATTATTATTATAAAATCTCAGGGGGGTCGCAGCAAAGTTTCAAAAGCCACCCCAATAAAGAACCTCAAATTTTTACAACAAACAAGGGGTTCATGTCGACAGACAAAATTATTACCGATGTTATTGCTTCATTGGTGTGGCAGATGCTTCACATTTTCGACATTGACAAATATATTCTCACAGAAGATGTAATAAAATACAAACAAATTCTAGAAGACTACTTGAAGAACACTACATATTTGGGGAAATCATGTTATGACTCCATGAAAAAGCTTGAAAATATTCGAGATGGAAAGCTTATAAGCCCAATCACACAAAAGGAAATATCTATAAATGCATTTGATAAAGAAGCTGTTGATGGGTGCAAAGATGAGATTGTAGACATAAGCCACGATGAAGCGGTCAATAAACATCAAATACGATTTTGCTCAAAAAATAATGTAATGTTGTCGGACTATTTCCCTGGAAATTTATTTTGGGATACTCATTTAGGTAACATGCAACAGCAATCCTTCACGGTAAAAGAATATTGGGCAGAAATGGAAAAAAGAAATATGAAACGAATTTTATGGTTGGCATCACTTGCTGCATAAGGCGCCGCCGCAATTGTTGCAACATAACATAATCAATTATATAATCATCAAGCCAAATCAATTTCTTCCATTATACATTCATGATTTGTTATATTTTTTATAATGCAGTCTCTAAATAAATCTTTTCTGAGTTCGAAACCAACTCCAACGCGCCCCAATTTTTGTGCTGCAATTGCGCTAGTAAAACTTCCGGCAAATATGTCGAGAACAATGTCACCGCGATAACTATAGTAATAAGTGCTCATTGTCGGTATATCCATTGGAAATGGCGCAGTGTGTCCCAGTTTGTTTTCTTTTTTATTATTTATCTTTATTACAGGTGAAAGCTTGTGAATGTCTCGTCTCCAATCTTGGACTAGTTCCTTTGGTATGACATTTTCGGCTTGTCGAAATGGGTTTTGTGTCATGATGGTTTTTAGCGAGAAGCGTTTCCCGCGGTCAGATTCGCTCTTTTCACAAGTCGGATTTTTGCATTCCCATGAGCGAAGCCCTTTAAACGTGTAGCTGTTGCTCTTTACGATTAAACTGCCACAGTCATTGCATGGATATTTTATGTCTTTCTCCAACCTGTGTTTGTGGAAGATGAGAATGTGTTCATAGCAGTTGCACGAATACTGAAAGAATGGGAACGGTTTATTGCCGTTTTTATGCCTGGAACTCTGCACTTCGCCTTTATCCCAGATGACATCATCGACAAATGTAAATCCGCACTCTTCAAACATGACAATGAAATATGCCGGAAGCGGAATTTTCCTGTTGCCGAATGCATTGATTTTATCCATTTTGTCATTGTCAACCACGTCGCTAACATTGAAGACGAACACGCGATGATTATCCAAAACACGATAACATTCAGTAATTATTTCGCGCATGTCATCTAGGTACGCTTGCATGTTTGCCCAAGTGGAATACTCGCGCGCATTGTAATAGGGTGGCGAAGTCACAATGTGTCCCACTGACTCATTGGGAAGCCGTTTCAACCCCTGCAAACACCCGCCCCAAACCACTTTTATTTTTTCGGGATTTGATGTTATGTCGTGAAAAAGTCGATAGTCTGTGAAATTTGTTTCCATGTTCCATTGTTTTTTTATAACTTCACGATACGCGTCTATAAAATCATAGACGTTTCTTTCTCTATTTTCCTTATTGTCTTCCTTATCTTCCTTGTTTTCCTTGAAACCATATTTGCACGCCAACTCTTCAACCAATTCTTTTGACAGCATTTCATTTAAAATGTCAATGTTGTCTTGAACCAGGTTTGACAGGTCGGTTGGCATTTTTTCCGGTATTACAATTTCATTTTTTGGTTTAGGTTTTATTTTAATTTTTGTTTTTTTTGGATTCGGATTCGTTTCTTCTTCGTCTTTTTCTATATTCATTCACAAGACAACTAGTAACTATTATAAAATTATACATTTATTTCAATTTTATAATAATTTATAAAAAAAAGAATTTTAAAGATTACGATTATACTAGAAACTATAGACGAAACAAAGAAATGAAATCATTTTCTATTTTTAATTATTAAATTATTCAACTATTTGTTTAAAAATAAATCCATTATATGTTTTCATTTTATAACATTTCGGTCTATCCTCATCATTATATTTGTGATAATTACAACATTGATTAATTCCAGTATATTTAAATTTTAATTTTTTACTTGCATCACAACCAGATTCGAATGTATTTATTATTTGATTAGTTGTCTTATCTATTTGAACAGTAACTATGCGCTTCTTCGGTCCACTCTTCGCTCCATATGCATCACCATTATCAGTTTTTGCAATATTCAAAATATCTGGTAGTTTATCTACATCTTCTTCAAATATAAAAATGTGTGTTTTATTATATGTTTTTATTTTAGGATATATTTTTTTACCACCACCATGATAATAATAACATATCGACAAAATCGAGGTTGAATTAATATTTAATATTTGACTTCCTTCACTTGCGCCATAAAATTTACAAACAATATCTCCAGTTTCAATGTTTATTTGTAATATATTTTTACTATTTTTTCCTTTTTTTAAATTGTTAATAGTTTCTTTTGTATTCATATTTTCTTTGTATGTTACCCATTCTAAATTGCTAACATGGTTATTCAGTATATTTGTATCTTTATGGTTGACTACTGGTTTTTTTTCTGGATTTTCTAAAAATGTTTGAGCGACCAATCTATGAATTAAACAATTTTTTTTAGTTCCATCATCACGATAAATATTAACAAATCTATACCCAGATACTTTTGAACCTTTCAAAATACGATTCGTGCGTTCATGTTTTACTTCGCCAGTATTTGAAACCAAATACTTATCTAGTTCAGGATAAGGTTTCCATAGAATATTTTCAATTTCGTTTTCTTTATAATTGTAATCATTTTGTTGAATATCTGCATATGATATTTCTAAATCTTGAAATTTACCTTCATCGCCTTTGCCTTTGCCTTCATTCCCATCGAATTTAAAAATAAAATCTTTTAAACACTTTAACTTATAACATTTAGGACGATTATTATCATTATATTTATGATAACTACAACATTGATAAATTGCTGAATTAGATATTTTTAATTGTTCTGCTGCGTCATGGTGTGAATTGAATTTATTCAAAACATTTCCTTTTAGATCATATTGAATAACAGCTTTTAATGAACGTTTTATAAAATGACCGCCTTTTATTTGTTTGTTTTGACATTTTCTTGATATTGTTCCTGGACCACAATTCAAAAATTTCGCACATTCTGTTATACTATCAAAAAATTGTTCTTGGTTTGATATTTTATTGAACACTCTTATACTACGTTTAAACTTATTTACTAAATTATTATCGACAGCATGTCGCATGTTATCTATTTTTGATATCCATTCGAGATTAGATGCGCGGTTATTATAAAAATCACCATTTTTATGGTTCACCTCCGGTAAATCATTTGTATTTTCAATAAAATGTTCAGCAACTATGCGATGTAAATAAAAACCTTTATGTTTATTATCGTTTGTTGGAAGATAAATCCTTGCTCTTGAATTTGTTTTTTTCAATCTCTCATAGTTGACTGTAATGTTTTTTTTCTTTGTAATTTGTCGGATATTACTTAAATTGGACACTTCATATCTAGGCGAATATAATACAGTTTTCCAGACTTCTTCCTCTTGCATTGTGATGATATATGATATAAACATTTGTTATTAAATCAATATTTGTTCAATTTAATAATAAAAAGAAAATTAGTGGAATCAAGGTGCCAAGTAAGAATGCAAGGAGGGGTCAGGAGGGAACCTGGGTTCCCCTAAATTGAAAAACTATACATGTCAGATTTAAGCGGGCGACTTGCAAAAGAAAGCGCAGGATTTTGTGGTGTAGGCGTTTGAATTGTTTGAGGTGTAAACATCAAGTCAGTCGGTTTCAACAAGAATGCGCTCTTGCTAGGACCGGATTGAAACCAATCATTGTATACATCCAAATTACCATCTCGCGAAAGCTGAAACGACATTGCCATCGCTTGACACCCAGCCAAAGACGGCGGCATTGGGTCATAATTATTTATCGACATTGAATAATCTGGTGTAACAATTGTCATGTACTGTTTATTAAATGTTGTTAGTTCTGTGATGTCCGGGCTGTTCAGAACGTCGAATACTTTTAATATTCTTAAAAAGGCATTGCTTGTAAGATTCGTAACCTCATACATTTTTTCAGCACCCGGTTGATAAAGAAGCGGGTTGGCCTCTACAATGACAATAACTTTACCAGAAAAATTACGCATCGGTTCGGCGCAAATATTTTTCCCGCCAAATTCGTGATTATAGTTTGGCATTAATCTATCTTTCAAATTTGAATTTATTGATTCGGCCATGCTGTTCAGCACATCAACGTCATTTGTTTTTATTCTGAAAAGCAACAATAGCGGGTCATTCGGATTCGGACACACGGTTGAATTTGTACTAAATGCGTTTGTTGCAATGGTGCTCATCGCTTCATCAAATGGAACAGAGTTGTATGTTTCCTTAATGCACTTGTCGTCGCTCAAAGACGTGGAAATGATTGGTTGACCTTTGTACCCATAAACTTCAAAATCCAAACACCTGCATCCCATTTTTATTGCATTTTGAAGAGCACAAGTACTTACATAATCATTTGAAAAATTTCCAGTTGAACAACAGTTATAAGCAGATTTTACGTAATAGTCTCTCAATAAAAATTGGGAAGACGGGTCTGATGAAGCGGTTGTTATCCAATTCGAATTTAATGCTGCCGCCTTCTTTTTATTCAATCGTGCGCAACTTTTTGGAAGTAGTGTATATTTGTGATAAATATAATATGCAATACATGCCATTATAAAAAAAATTAATGTGCAACCAATGACGTGTATTAACATGGTATTGGGAACTTGTGAAACCATACTTTTTAAAAGTAATATTTTACTTCCAAATTCAGTTTTTAAATCATCAAAATTATTTGGAGCCATACTATATTTTATTAATTTAATATATTCTAAATCTTATATTTTGTATATATAATTAAATTATAATGCAATAATTAATTACTAGATTAATTACTAGATTAATTACTTATAAATTATTTATAAATTAATAATTAAGTAAATGAATTTAATTAATTATATATAAATTAATAGTTTATATATAAATTGTTTTTAATTATTTAGAATCAATATTCTTATATATATAGTTTATATTATTAACAACAACACAACACATAACACATACAACGAAACTATGGCAGGAGGTTTGTTAAATTTGGTCGCGTATGGGAATCAAAATGTTATATTGAATTCGAATCCTAAAAAAACATTTTTTAAATCAACATATGCAAAATATACAAATTTTGGTTTACAAAAGTTTAGAATTGACTTTGAAGGTCAAAGAAATTTGAGAATGAGCGAAGATTCTAAATTTACATTTTACATTCCGCGGTATGCAGAATTATTGATGGACACATACCTTGTTGTAACACTTCCAAATATTTGGAGTCCCGTATTACCTCCGACGAATTGCAATGAATCGTGGACGCCTTATGAATTCAAGTGGATTGACAATGTGGGAACACAAATGATTAAAGAAATTACAATATCGGTTGGAGGACAAACGCTTCAAAAAATAACAGGCGGGTATTTGCTGGCACTCGTTCAGCGCAATTTCAATGGAACAGAGCGTGACCTTTATAATCGAATGACGGGGAACATACCGGAATTGAATAACCCCGCATACTCGTCGGGCAACAACGGAAAATACCCAAATGCATTTTATAACTATACAAATCAACCGGCAGGAATTGAGCCATCCATACGATTTAGAAAACTTTACATCCCCATAAATGCCTGGTTTACAATGAGCAGCAAAATGGCGTTCCCTTTGGTTGCGTTGCAGTACAACACGCTTCAGATCGACATCACGCTTCGCCCGGTAAGAGACCTGTTTGTAATTCGTGATGTTTCCAACGTAAACACGGGAGAGAACACGCTGCCATCTTACTTCCCCGAATACACAACGCCAAACTACATTCAACCCAATTTTAACGATAACTTGCAACAGTTTTATCGATTTATACAGCAGCCTCCCAACATTGAACTTAATTATGGCAACTCAACTCGAAGCGACTGGAATGCAGACGTTCATCTCATGTCAACATACTGTTTTCTCTCTGCAGATGAAGCCAAACAATTCGCATCCATGCCCCAACAATATCTCATCAAGTCCGTTTACGAGTGGAATTATGAAAATGTTACAGGAACTCGGAAAGTCTGGCTGCAAAGTACGCTTGGAATGGTCAGTAGTTGGATGTTTTATTTCCAAAGAAGTGACGCGAATTTGCGAAATGAATGGAGCAATTATACAAATTGGCCTTATAATTATAAACCGGTTGGATTGGTTCCTGCGCCAGTTGATTTAGACACCAGTCCCACCACTCCGTGCCCGTGGAATCCGATAATTTGTAATGACCCATCATCAAATCTGGGATGCTACGGTCCCGGATGGAATCCCGCGTTGAATGAACCTACCGGACTTTTTATGACGCAGTCATTCAGTGTCGAAAACCAAAAAGAAATATTGTTGAATTTGGGAATTTTATTGGATGGAAAATATAGAGAGAACGTGCTGGATGCGGGAATTTATAATTATCTTGAAAAATATACAAGCAGTCGCGGTTCTGCTCCCGATGGACTTTATTGTTACAATTTTTGCCTGAATACCGAGCCTACAGAATTTCAGCCATCAGGGGCGATTAATGCGAGCAAGTTTTCGACGATTGAGCTTGAATTTACCACATTTTATCCGCCACTGGACCCCAGCGCAAATTTCTTGACAATTTGTGACCCGGAAACTAATGTTCCGATTGGTGTGAATAAGCCGACATGGAGAATTTATGACTATAATTATAACCTGACAGTTTTTGAGGAGAGATTCAACATGCTTACATTTGTTGGCGGAAATTGCGGACTCATGTATGCAAGGTAAAAATTAAATAATAAAAATAATAATATTATAATAAAAAAACATTTAAATTTTTTTATTCAATGCATCATGGAAGTTATCAATTTTATATACTCTGGGTCTATATTCGGATTTTTGTCAGGATGGTATTTCTTGCACAATCGTAAAAGACAATTACGGTAGGTTAAATTCGGAAACTTAATTTGCAACTCTTGTATTTCTTTGTCTAATAATTCATGCCGTTTCCTTATTTCTTCGTTCCGAATCATTTCCTTGACACGTTGTCTTTCTTCTGCACGTTGCATTTCTTCAGCGAGCCATCTTTCTTCAGCACGTTGTTTCTCGTTTTCTTGTTCTTTTTGTTTTCGCCTTTGCTCTTCTTTTGCGCGTAGTTTATATTCTTCTAGTTCTTTTTCTTTTCGCCTTTGCTCTTCTTCACGACGCATTTGTTCATTTTCTTTTCTACGGGCAATCTCTTTCAGACGTTCTTTTTCTTTGCGCTCATTCATTTTTTGTTGTTTATATTCTTCTTTTCGTCGTTCTTCTTCTTCAAAAAGTTTACGTCTCATTTGAAAGTCATCGTTGCGTTGATTTTCAATTTCCATTCTCTGTTCCTCTGAGAGTTTCCTGAGTTTTTTATTGGCCTTCCTTTCTTCTTTATTTTTTTGCTCCGTTAAACCATGAAACATCTGCGCGTGATTTTATTTTCGATACATTACACATATATAATAAAAAATATTTCAATTTAATATTTAAAAATAAAAATAAAAATTAAATGTGTTTTATTGCTGAATATTAATACTTATTAGATTATAAATATTAATTCATATATTCATATATTCATATATTCATATTCATATTCATATACATTCAACACAACCATTTCAATTCATGGGGGCAAGTAATTCAACATTTAAAATAAATTATGAAGACATGCAAGTGGCATGTAAACATTCTTACAATAATAATAATAATAATAATAATAATAATAATAATAATAATAAGTATGCGATAATAAACACGCTTGACCCTGTTTACCAGACATGTTTAATTCCAAACACTATTCCAATAGCTGAAGAAGAAGAAATTGTGAATGACATTATAACAAATTCAAAAAAAACAAAAATAATAATTTATGGATTAAATTCGAATGATGAAAAAGTGTATTCGAAATATGAACAACTTGTTAAATTGGGAGTAAAACATGTGTATATTTACAATGGAGGAATGTTTGAATGGCTGCTACTTCAAGATGTGTACGGTCGCGAATTATTTCCTACAACTTCGAGAGAATTAGACATATTGAAATACAAATCTCGGAAAATCTTTGATATTTTATGCATCAAAATGTAAAAAGGATGCATGTCCAAATTTTATCAAGTTTTTCTGGTCTTCGCGACATATTTTGTATGTTGGCTGGAATCCATATTCTCCCATAGCCGCAGTAGTATCGTTTTCACAATCATCCGCATCATACGCAGACGGAATTTTAGGTTGACTGCCATCAATATAAGTTTTCAAACGATGCATAACTCCAACTATTCTTGAAGCGCGCAAACTGTTGATAAAATGGTAAATGTCTGCACTATATTCGTAGACATCTGCATCCACATCTGCATTTAAAATGAGGGTTGGAATTGTTGTCTTTGTTGCATTTGAATTCAACCATTCATCATGATATTTGTTACACTCTTCCAAGTATTCAAAACTGATATTTTCTCCCGGCCTGTTTCTTTTTTGAATTCTGTTCATGCACACTTGTGTGCTCGCTTTGAAATATATGATGCATGATGGCTCCACTTCTTTTGCGAATTCATCAAACCATCTTGTGTAAATATCGTATTCATCCTTTTCAATTTTCCCAGCATCATAAAGCATTTTTGCAAACACGTGTGCGTCTGTTAAAAGACAGCGTTCTGTAATAATTAGTTTTATTTTCGGAGTTCTTAACGCTTGCCTTAGTTTTTGCAGCCTGGTAATGTATGCCATCATTTGAAATCTAAATGCGAATCGTTTAACATCTTTATACAAGTTGGTCAAAATGGGAATACCGTTCTCATCCTTGATTTCCTGCCACTCACTTGTTGGTTCGTCCACAAAAATGATAGAATCGTCGCTATTATTTTTCTTCTTTGAGGCGATGTATTCTTGCAATCTTGATTTGCCTGTTGTTTTTCCTGACCCGATGTTTCCGTCAATTGATGCTATTAAGCAACCCGATGTTGCTGCCGATGATGCTGACGATGACGACGTGTTTATGCATCTAGACAATGAAGCAGTAGCGCCCATTTTTGAACAGATGAGTGCAATGTATGTTACAAATTGTACAAATTATTTACAATTTACAAAATTATTCAATTTTTATTAAAATAAATAAAAATTGATTATAATAAACATCTAAAAAGAAATGATTATATAAGTTTATCACGCAACACGCCAAAACAACCAAAACAACCAACAACAACCAACAACAACCGACACAACCAACAAAAATCATAATAACATACATTGGTAAATGAAAGAAGTACAACAACAACAAGCACAATTAAAAACATTAAAAACATCAAAAAAATCAAAATCAACCCAAACTATCTTATCATTGTCACAGCTAGATGTTGATAATATATTGAATATAAAATCGTTTACATCTTTAATTTTGCAATCTCATCATGATGGTAATGCCGATGATGCTGATGATGCCGATGATGATGCCGATGCCGATGCCGATGATGCCGATGCCGATGATGATGCCGATGATGCCGATGATTGTAGTCATGGAGTGGATGATGAAGAAGATTTTTCACTATCAGATAATGATATGGGATTATTGCACGAAGAAGCGTTAGTTTTGATGGATGAATTTATAAAAACGAATCCTCTACTATTTAGCAACCCTGACTTTGAAACCATTGTGTATGACCACATTTATCCTATTTTATACACTTGTGTCAAAAACATAAAAGGACATGACTATGATAACGACGACAATGGCAACTGCTATGGCGGCGGCGGCGACAGTGATAATGAAGATGATGACGAGACCGAAACCACTATATCATCTCAAATTGATGAATTAATAAATGTGGCAATGCACGATTATTTCAAATTTATTCGTCCGCATCGTTCATATAAGCATTCATTTATAAGAAAGTCTCCCAACTTGGAAAAAATGAAAAAAAAAATAGAATTCTTAGAGTCACTTTATCAGCCAGAGCAAAAAACAGAAGAGTGGTATTCACACCGCCACGGTCTCATTACAGCAAGTTCGGTTTGGAAAGCGTTTGGTTCACAGTCTGTGCAAAATCAGCTCATATACGAAAAATGCATGCCATTTGACCCGACAAAATATAGCCGCGTAAATACAGAATCATCTTTACACTGGGGTCAAAAATATGAAGTGCTTTCAAAACAATTGTATGAAGAAATAAATTGCACAAAAGTTCAAGAGTTTGGATGCATTCGACATCCAAACTCAAACTATTACTTTATTGGAGCTTCACCTGATGGAATAAATGTGTGTCCGTTGTCACCGCTTTACGGTCGCATGGTTGAAATAAAGAATGTTGTGTCTAGAGAAATTAATGGAATTCCAAAGGAAGACTATTGGATTCAAATGCAGATTCAAATGGAAGTTTGCAATTTACCGGAATGTGATTTCGAAGAAACGAAATTTACTGAATATGAAGATGAGGATGCATTTAATGCGGACTCAGATGAAACAAACGATTCTTCAAAATGGAATTATAATTTGAATGGAAAAAGACGAGGGGTTATTGTATATTTTGCAAAAGACGAAAAACCATTTTATCAATATGCTCCATTGAACATTGCAACCAAGGCGGAATTTGACGCATGGTTTGAAGAAACAGTAAACACGCATGATAATCTCACGTGGATAAAAAATATTTACTGGCGACTTGAAGTTTACAGCTGTGTGCTTGTTTTGCGAAATAAGGAATGGTTTAAGAATGCAGTTTTGAAAATAGAAGAATTATGGAAAATAATTGAAACCGAAAAACAAACAGGATTTCATCACAGAGCCCCTAAACGAAATGCGAATGCGAATGCAAAGAGGGAATATAATTCGGAATTGGTTATGGGAACAACACAAAAAGTGTGTCACCTCGATTTGAACATTTAGGGGGAGGGGTCAGAGGGTAACCTATCTATAAAGAAGAGAATCTATAAAGGAGGGGTCATAGGGGAACCAAGGTTCCCCTAACAACTGTTTCCATAAATATCCGACGGAGCATCAGCATCATATGCATAAACATTAACACGCGTATCTTTTGATGAAAAAGGAATAATCGGAGGAAACTCAGGAATATTTATTTTTTTATTCTCGTATAATGTTCCGCACATATTGGCGGGACTGCATGTGCCGTTGTTCGGTGTTGCCCAATATCGAATATTGTTTGTTCTTTGAAGATAACTACTTGGAAATATGGGATAATACGCCGACATGGATTTACTGTCTAAATCTGATAACCCTGCTCCAGCTTTTTGAAGAGGATAGTCTCCTTGCAACAATGGTTTCGTTACGCTGACTGGAAATGCGCCAGGTTCAAGAAGGCGTGACACAAAAGTCTCTCGAACCGGTGTGAAAAAAAACGAACCAATGAGTGCGAGTAATAATGCTAAAATTAAAAATAAAATGCCATCTGTTTTATTTGTCATACTGAAGACCTATTTGTTAAATTTGTTTAATATGGTTAATATATTATTATAATATAAATATATAATTAATTATATTCTTTTGCATTATATGTTAATTATATGTTACGTTACTTATACCTTGTATTTTATTGAATTATAACTTTCGCTCTATGTTTAATGCATTTTTCATCAACGTGAAATGATGGGACATCTTTTGTTTGCGGAACAATTGATAAAATGCATTTTGCTTTATCACCGTAAAGCGGCTCTGTGCACCCTTTTTCTTTCTTTTTTAAAAAATTAAATATTTTTGGAGGTGGGTCATTTTTTGTGCATCTTGACCTAAAATGCTCATATCTCTCGCGAACATCGCAGTAAGATAGTCCTGATTTTTTATCAAGTCGTTTATTCACAATTTCATGAAGACGATACATGTATTTAGAAAACGATTCTCTTGATTTTAAATGGCACTCACGAATTGGGTTTGCTTTCAAATTACTAGTTAAATTAATTCGGCAGTATTTGCACGGCAACACGTACCTTAGACTATAAACAAACTCGGAATAATGTTTTTTATCTTCCGCTGTAGGATTTACGGGATAATTGAAACTCATTGTGTGTAAAAAATGCCACATTGGAGGACCCCATACTGATGTCAACATTCCATCTCCGCTATTATAATCATTTTTAGTAAATACATATGCCGATGATGACGATGACTTTTTTTTTGTTTTATTTTTACTTTGATTTTTTATAATTTTACCATTACTATTTTTTGTTTTATTTTTATTATTATTTTTTGTTTTATTTTTATTATTATTTTTTGTTTTATTTTTATTATTATTTTTATTGTTATTAGACGCACTGGTCATTATTATTGAGTTGTATTGTTTGTATTGTTATATTGAAACAATATTAAAATTTTTGATTAAAAAATAAATAAACACCAATTGAATGATATTCGTACGTAAAATTTGAATATATTATAATATTTGTATATTATATTATATTATATATATTATACAAATACTATCAAATGTCTATTTCTGCAAAATCTGTAAAGACAACACTGGAAACAATATACTCTAAACGACACATTTTAGTAATGTTGCTAGTTGCGTGTTTGTTTATTTGGATTGGCGTGTATGTGTATAAAAAATATGTCAGTTCATATTTGGGGTCATCATTGGAGGGGTACGCATCTGGAATGGGAGATAATGCCCCTCCGTCATCGGATAATGAAAAAACTGCGACATTTTACATGTTTGGAACGACCTGGTGTCCGTACTGTAAAATAGCTGTACCCATTTGGGAAGATTATGTAAAAAATAATCAAAATTTAAAGGTTGGAAATTATAATGTACTTTTTAAGAGTGTTGACTGTGATTCAGAAAAAAATATTTCAGATAAATTCAATATAAAAGGATACCCAACATTCAAATTAGAACGAGGGCCTGGAGATGTTGTCGACTTTGAAGCAAAGCCAACGCACGCCAATTTTACCAGCCTTCTTCAAACGTCGCTTACTTAAAGGTAGGGGACATGCTTAATAAAATCTGAAGTGTCTACCGGGATAATCAGCATGGGGAGGGGGCGGAGGTCGTCTCATGTCCAGTCTTTCTCGTGTTTCTTGTCTATGTCTTGTTAATTTTCTGTGTCCTTTAATCGGATTGGCTGGAACACTCCACCTCGGCTTCCTGACTGGACCACTCTTCCACAACATTTTTTATAATTATAATTATACATGATATTTATTTTTTTACCAAAAAAATAAATGAATCAAAATATGATATAAAATCATTTTAAGCTCAAAAGGT